GAGGGTGATTCTCCCCACCACCTCGAATCCGGCCAGCTCCGCCGTCTGCTTCATTACCGGGATAAGCCTGCTGATTACCGCAAGACGTTCTGCCGTCTCCTGCTGCCGCTGCTCCCGGCGGATATTGCTCATGGCCTCTCCGGGGGTGGGGTCGCTGTAGCCCTCTGCATTCTTATACATTGCCGCCCTCCCGTTCGTCCGGGTGCCACCAACAATGCCCGGTGTGGCAAGTGTTGTCGCACTTGTCGCAGCCGTCCGCTCCCTCGAGGCAGTCGTCGGTGCCTCGCAGGTCGCAGCTCACGCAAATGCACTCCCGGCAATGCTTATCCAATTCGCTATACATAGGCCGCCTCCTTACGTCGCGGATTGAAGTGCCTCCGCCGCTGCGTCCATCGCTGCGCCGGTCATTTCCGCCCGCTCGCTCTCAAGCCGCCCGGCCAGCCGCTTCACTTTCTCGTCCACGGCCCGCTGTACGTCCTTGCGGTTCCCGTAGAACATGAGGAGCTGGGTAAGCATGATGATAACGTCTGCCATCTCCTCCGCGATGTTGTTCATGGCCCGGTCGTAGCTGGGCTTATCCTTGGCCCGGTGCCGCTTGACGATGGCTTTTGTCAATTCTGACATCTCCTCGATTGCCATTTCCTCCTGCGCCCGGGAGCCGTAGGTGTCGATGGCCTGCTGCAGCACCTCCGGCCGCATGGTGGTCGGGAGGGCGTGCGTCTCGTAGGCTTTCAACCATTCCCGAAGCTCTGCCGCGCCCCAAGCCGTTTGGTAGAACAGGGCAATAACTCCGTCCCAGTCGTCCGTCCCGTACTGTAGGTTATCCGCGAGGATTTCATCGAGCGTTTCGCCGTCAAGCTCCTCCATATCCTGTGTGAGGCCGTCCTCTCCTGCGTGCTTCTCGTAAATCTCCCGCACGAGGTCAAGGAGCGGGATTTGCCGCTCGAAGTCCCTGTACCACGCCTCTCTGTCCTTGACGAACATCATGTTATGGGCCAGTTCCCATGCGGCCATGTTGCCGGTGTCGTCGCAAATCTTCCGTAACTCCATGCGTCTCTCCTCCTCATTCTCCGATGGTGACATAGGCATTCCCGCGCTTGTTCAGTTGCAGGTCAACTGGGTTCCCGCATTTCAGGCACGGGAAGTCGAAAATCTCCTCCGAGACGTTCGTCTTGTACTTGAAAACGCTGCCGCACTTGCATTTCAGGAACACGGGCTTCAAGTCATGCAGCTCCGTCCTGTGCCCGCACTCGCATTTTGAGTAGGTGGTCGGTGTCTTTGCGCAAAATCCCCGGAGTTTTCCACACTTTTCACACCTGACAAGTAGAAAACCCTTGTAGAGCTGCGGCTCCTCCGGGAGGCCTGGCATGACGTTGATTTTCCCGTCGTCCGGCACCGTCTCCTGCGCGGCTTTAACGTCTGCGGCCCTGAAATTGCCGAACATACGCTCAACGCGGCTCTGCGGCTTGCGTATCGGCTCCGGGGCCTTGGGCGGCTCCTGCGCCACGCTGGGAGGCGTGGCGGCGGGTTCCTGCGGTTCCTCCCCGGCAGCGTACTGGATGGCCCGCTGCATGAGGTCTGATACCCTCTCCGGCGGCATATCGAAATTCATCTCGCCAAACGGCGTTCTCATTGTGAGCTGCACGGTGTATCCCTCCTGTCTATGTATCCCAAGGCTCTTTCCGAGGGCCTTGTCTATGCTGTTGATTTCCTGCTGTGTAACGCGGCCGATGTGCCGCTGGAGCCTGCTCTTGCTCACTGTCACGATCTGCTCGCAGAGGGCAACAGACGGTTTCGGTGCCGAGCCGATGAACACGTGCGTAGGCAGGCTGACCTTTTTCCGGGTCGTCAGGTAGACGACTTCGACGATGGGCGCAAATCTGTTCCCGATATCGTTGCTCACGATAACCGCCGGGCGGTTTGCCGTCTGCTCGCTGCCTACGGCTGCGCCCCCTACGACGAAATAGATGTCGCCCCGCTTCACGTTCGCTGTCGTGCTAATCCTCCTCCCCTCCGAGTATCTTTTTCACAACGTCCGTCCTCGGAATGTAATGGCGTTCCTGCATATTGCGCTCCGCTTTTCTGACCGCCCCAAGCACCTGCTCAAGGTTCTTTATCGCCTTGGCGTTCTCTGCCGCCCATTCCTGTAACGGCTGTATCTGCTGCTCTATGTCTTTGGCCCTGCGCCGCTCTTGCCTCACTTCCCGCAGAGCCTTTGAAAGGCGGGCGTATTCGTGGTACTTGTGTTCCCCCAGCTCAATGCTGTGCAAAATATCTTGCGTCGCCCCGTTCGCTGACTTTTCATCATCCGCCGCTATGTTGTATTCTCGCTGGGCCTCGCGGAGGAAGTCCAAAAATCCCTCGATGTGCTCGCTGCACTTCAATATCAGCCCTCCTCCAATTCCGCCGCGAACAGGGCCTCCGCCAGCTCCTTGAGCATTGCGTCGATGGCCGCCGCGTCCTCTACCAGTTCACGGGTAGAGGGGACACCTCTCGTCCCGCTGCGCCGGGCAGAAATCCACATTTCGATGTGTTCGTCTTGGTCGAAGTGGGCCGCGTACTCCTTGACGTTCTCGACGAAGTTCTCCGCGCCCACGGTGATGGAGAAGTCCTCCCCGGCGGGGGAATACTTCTCAAGCTCGATATTCCCGTCGCCGTCGTCGGTGTAGCTCCACCCCAGCCGTTCTAAAATCTCTCCGTAGGTCTCTTTCATGGCTGTTTTCCTCTCTCGTAAAAGAAAATGTACTGCTGGAATACTCCGGCGTATCCGGGGTAGTTCTCCTCCGGGAAGTGGCCTCCGAAGTGTTCAGCCTCAATTCGCTTTATCCACACGTCCCTCGGGAAAGCCTCTTTGTGGCCCAGCCCGTAGAGGCAAATGCAGTTCGCCACTTTCGGGCCGATTCCTCGCCATGTAGTGAGGTATCGCATGGCCTCCTCGTATGTAAGGCCGCGCAGAATGCGCTCCGTGCTGCCGTCCCCGTCGCCACGGTAGGCTATGGCTGCGTCGATGATATAGTCCTGCCGGTAGCCCAGCCCCAGCCCGTCCAGCCCTTTCGGGCCGTGCTTGGCGATGGTGCCTGCGTCCGGGAATCCACCAAACCTCTCGCATAGCCGCTCAATGCAGCCCTTTATCCGGGGGATATTGTTGTTCTGGCTGATGATAAAGCTCAAAATGGTCTCCCAAAGCTCTTGCTTGAGGATACGTATTCCCTTTGCCGCCCTCGTTGCGGCGAGGAGGTATGCGCTTGTGTCGCTCCGGGCTTTCAGCTCCCGCTCGTATTGCTCGTAGTCCGTCTCGAGGTCAAAGTACCCCGCCCACGTTCCGTAGTAGTCCTGCGGGCTGCAATCCAGCTCCACCTCGTCCGGGACGGCGGTGTGGCGGACGTTCAAGACTTTTCCAAACGCCGGTATCCGGTAGGCTCTGTCGCCCGTCTTTTCCCATCTGAAACACTGGCCGCTCTCCGCAATCTTGTCGAGGTCAAGGTAGGGTGCCAGAATATACATCGTCCTGCGCCTCCTCTCCAAATCCGTCGAGTAAGTTCATCTGGCCGGGTATCGGCTCCTTTGCCCTTGCCTCCTCCTGCTCTTTTCGGAGGCACTGGCAGCCATAGCCGCGCTCCACGGCCTCCTTGCTGGTAAGCAATCTGCCGCACCGCTTGCAGCGTCGTACCTGTATGGTAAATACCTCGTCGTCCATAGCGTCCCTTTCCGGGGTCATTCGCTACCCCTGATGTCTTTCCATGCCATTGTCATTACCGTGCTGGTCTCTCGCAGGCGGCTGATGATCGCCACGATTTTGGTGTTGTCAAAGCCCTTGGGGGTGAGCGCGTTCGCCAGCGCGTCGGCGTTGTAGTTGGTCGTAACGATGGTCGGCTTCATGTCCTCGTATCGGTCATTGAGTATGGAGTAGAGCGTACTCATGCTCCAATCGCTGCACTGTTCTTTTCCGAGGTCGTCTATAATCAGCAGGTCTACCCGCTTGTAGACGGAAAGCACCTCATGCTCCCGCGCCCCCTCGCTGTCGAACGACTTCTTGATGTCCATAAGCAGGTCGCTCGAGGTCTTGCAGATTACGGGAATCCCCTCGCCAATGAGCTGCAACGCAATGGCTGCCGCGAGGTGCGTCTTACCTGTCCCGTTCGTCCCCTCTATGTAGAGGCCGTCTCCCTTGGCCCGGTGGTAGCCGAAGTTGTCTGCATATTCTTTGGCGATGGTGTAGTTCTTCTGGCGGCCCGGCGTGTCTCGCCGGAAATTCTCAAATGTTCTCTGCTGGAACCGCTTCTTGATACCGCTCCGCCCCAGCAGCCGCTCAATGCGCTGCTGCATGGCCTTTCGCCGCTCCTGCTCCTCCGCTGCGGCTTTCTCCATCGCTTTCTTTCGGTCGTACTCCTCCCAGTAGGCTTTCGCCTGCGGGCAGTCGCAGCGGGTGGGGAACGGCTGCCATATCCATACCTCTCCGCCGAACACAATGCCCTGCGGCTCGAGGGTCTTGCCGCAATATTTGCACTTGCCCGCCTCCGGCGGGGCCTTTCTGATTTTCAGCCCCCGTTCCCGCGCCTCCTGCGGTGTAACGAGGTTACTCGGTTCCTTTGAAGCCTCCCGAGGGCTTGAAGCCTCCGGGGTCGCTCCCCCCAGTATTTCTCCTATCGGGGTAAGGGCCATAGCTGCCGCCTCCTTTGTCTGCGTAGTTCCCGTCTATGACCTTTGCCATGTTGCTGTCCTTAATCAGCCAGTCAAAAGTCGCCTGCCAGTTCCTGTCGTTCTTCCCCTTGAGGAAGCTGCTGGCCTCCGCCCGCTGGAACAGCTCTCGAAAGCTGTCCACCGTGTAGCCGTTCGCCATCCTCGCCTTGATTGCCTTTTTCCGGGCCTCCGAAAGGCTGCGCACCTTGGGAAACGATGTGCAAATCTCGTTGTAGAGGTCTCTGATTTCCTCGTACACCCCCCGCGCCTTTTGTTCGCCCGCCGGGGCCGCGTCCGCCTTTCTCGGCCTGCCCCTCTTACGGGGCTTTTCTTCCGGCTCCGGCTCGGCCTCCGGGTCTTGGTCTGCCTGTTCCTCCTCCGGGGTCGTGAACGGCTTCAATGGGGCTGAAACGGTTCTCTTGGAGTAAACGTCCTGCAGGTTGTCTACGAGGCTCTGGCACCAGATAATCTTGTGCTCCCGCCACAGTTCCAAGTCGATGTTCCCCCGCAAGGCGAGCATTTCCAGTATCGCGTCTGCCTGCTCCTCCGTGACCTTTGTGAGGGCAACGAGGTACATCTTGTCCGCAGGCTGGGAGCAGTCGTAGTAGTGGCCCTCGCTCCTCCCCAGCAGTTCCAGCAGTTTGAACCAAAAGGCGTAGCCATCGTTTCCCCAGTTCTGCTCGAGGATAAACTTTGTCCGGCTGTCCGTGCTGACGAAGTGCGGGAAGTAATCTACCGTCTGTTTCCTTGGTCGTCCCAACGACCGCACCTCCTTTATCGGGCTTTTCCGGGGAGAAAACTCCCCGGATTGCCCCGTAAATTACTCGTAAATGACCTTGCTGCCCTCCGGCGTTTTCACCACGTCCACGCTCTGCGGGAATCTCGACTTCATGGCCGGGTCGTGGGTGATCGCCATTACCTTGAGGTCGCCGTACCGCTGCTGGATGGCCTCGAGCGCGTCGCAATACGCCTGCACGCCGGGAGCGTCGAGGAACGGCGGTTCGTCAATGAACAGGAACCCAAGCTGCACCCCTGCCTTGCTGCTCTTGATTTCGGAAAGAGCGAGGATAACCGAGAGGGCTGCTTTGACGCGCTCGCCGCCGCTCCTGCTCATGTACGGGAGCCGCCCGGTGTCGCTGTCGTTGATGATGATGTCAAGGGTTGTGACCTCTTTCTTGCTGTTGGATTTCAGCACCTTTTCCGTCACAAACTCCACGCTCATGCGCCCCTGCGACATCTGGCCGAGGATATTGGTGGCCGTCGCCTCAAATACCGGGATAATGCTGCGGATGATGTTGTGGGGAATACCGTCCTGCGAGAATGCCTTTTTCAGCTCCTCGTACCCGGCTGCCTTGCTCCCCAGCTCGTTCATCTGCTCTTGCAGCTCTGCTGCCTGCTTGCGGGCGAGGCGAATCTGGCCGAGCTTTGCCTGCAATCCGCCGATACGGAGGGAAAGCTCCTGCGCCTGCTGCTGAACGGCCTTGACCTCCGCCTCCGCCGCGTCCACCTGCGCCTGCAATTCCTCTCTGCCGACCGTCTTGCTCTGCTCGTCGGCCAGCTCTGCGCGGGCCTCCCGGATTTCTCCCTCGATTTCCGTCAGCTCGGAGCCGAGTTCCAAAATCCGCTGGGCTGCCGCCGCTTTCTGCTCTCGCGCCACGGGGAGCTGCTTTTCCTTGTCCAGCCAGCGGCTCTCTGCCAAGAGCGTCCGCTGTAGCTCGTCGTAGTCGCGGCTGTAGGCCGCCGCCTGTTCGAGCTGCTTCTCGACCTCGGCCAGCTCCGCCCGGCCCTTTTCTGCGGTGGCCTCTGCGTCCGCCACAGACTTCTCAAGCTCCGCCGCCCGTTCTTCCAGCAGGGTAAGCTCCTTTCGCTGGGCCTCGAGGTTGCCGTACTCTTTTTCGGCTGCCTCGAGGAGCCGCAGAGAGGCCCGCAGCGCGTCGATTTCCTCCGGGACGTGTTTCTTATCGTCGAAAGCCTGCTGCGCCGCAGAGAGCGCGTCTGCGTTCGTCTGGCACAGATTTCTGTATTCCTCCTCGAGGGAGGCGAGCACGGCCTCCTCTCCCGGCAGCGCGTCTCTGGCTGCCAGCGCGTCCGCGAGGAACTTGCACGTGGCGTTATCCGGGGCCGGGCAACCGCTGTCTTTCAGCAGCTCCACTTTTCCCTTGAGCGAGGCAATCCGCCCCTCAATGCGCGTCCGGGCCTCCCGGTAGTCGCGCTCCGTGCGTTCCGTCTCCGCCTGCCAGCTCGTGAGGTCGTCCCTCGCCGCCGTGTACTCCGGCAAGAGCTTTTCCAGCTCCGCGAGCTGGGCGGTGGCCGCCTCGTACTGCTTGTGCTTCTCGGTCAGCTCCGCCGTCCGCTCGATGGCCTGTGCCAACGGCCCAATCTTCATCAGCGTGAGGGCCGCCTTTTTCTGGCGCGTGTCCTTTGCCGCACTCTCCGCCAGTGTGATTGCGCTCTCAATCTGCTGTTTCCGGGCGGCGAGGCTGTCATAGGCCGCCTTGCCCTTAATCAGCTCTTTTTCCCGTTCCAGCAAGGTCTTGTAATGCGCCACGCCTGCGGTAATCTCCGGCTCCGCCGCGAGGATGGTCTCTGCGGCGGTGATGGTCGCCACCTGCGCGGTCTTGATGGCCTCCTTGGAGGCCTGCTGCGCCGTGAGGGTGGTAATCTTGCCGTTGAGCTTCATCACCCGCGCCGCCGCCTCGAGCTGCGTGTTGAGCTTGACCTTGAGGGTGTCCACCTCCACCGTCCTGCTCTCTGCCTGTTCCAGCAGTCCTTTCCGCTGCGCCTCCGCCGCCTCGATTTCGGCGGCCAGCTCTGCGGTGTCCGGCAGGCCCTCCGTGAGGGTGTCCACCTTGTCCGCAAGCGTGCGGATGGTGCGGTTGGTATCGGTGGCCCGGTTCGCTGCCAGCTCCTCCATGTCGCCGTAAATCCCCAGCCCCAAAATGCTGCCGAGGATGTTCATGCGGGCCTCTTTGTCGGCCTGCAAAAAGAGGCCGTACTGGTCTTGCATGATAAGGGCGCAGGCTTTCAGCGTCAGGCTGTCCATTCCGACGATGTTGATGATTTCCTGCTGCGTGTCCTTGAACTTCTCCTTGCTGCGGTCTACCCACTCGCCCTCGACGTTCTCCGAGATGTTCAACGTGGCCTTTCCGCTTTTCTGCCGGGTTCGGGTGACGCGGTAAAGGCGGTCGCCCAGCTTGAAGGTGAACTTGATGGCCCCGCTCCGGGCCTCCGGGTCGTTGCAAATCCACCCCGTCAGCTCTCCCTCGCGCGGCTCCTCGTAGAGCGCGTCCAGCATCGCGTCCATGAACAGGCTGCTTTTCCCCACGCCATTGCTGCCGTTGATGGTGCAGAAACGGATGCCCTCAAAGCTGAATTTCTCCTCCCGGTAGTTGCGGTAGTTCTTGACCTCAATCTCCACCGGGACGAATAGCCCCGTGTGCCGCTCCTGCGTGGCCTTTTCTGTGGCCTCCGCAATCAACGGGCGGGCCAGCTCCACCAGTTCGCCAATGCGCTCCGGCGTGTACTCCTTTTCGGCCAGATAGTCCGTGAGGTTGCCCTCCGGGGTTCCGTCCGCGTCCATGCTCCGGCGGTCTACCGTGATGGTGATTTTCTGCGGGGTAATCTCCTGTACCCAAAAGGCTCCGGCGGCGTAGAGCATATTCTCGTATGCCGCGTGGTTGAATGCCTTGTTGTGCTCGTCGGTGCAGTCGTACAGCACGCGCACGATTTTGTCCGCTACTCCCTTCGGGATGGCCGCCTCCTGCGTCTCGTTGAAGCTCGCCACCTGCTCGTCGTTGAGCCGGATGGTGAGGTGTTCCCGCGTGGGGAGCTGGTGGAACGTGCTGCTCACCTCGCCGCTGCCGTCGATGTCGTGAATCCAGTAGCCGCGCTCCTGCCCCTCGTCGTTGAAATTAAGCTGGGAGATGGCCCCGCAGTAGAACGTGTTCTTGCACCCCTCGAGCTGCTGCGGGCGGTGGATATGCCCGAAGCAAACGAGGTCGAAGTCTGCCGCCGCCAGCGTGTCGGGGTAAACGACCGGCTCAAACTGGCTGAAAAATGCCGTCTGCCCGCTCTCCATGTTGCACCCCGTGATGGTGTAATGCGATACCAGCACCGCCGGGGTGCCGGGTTTGCACTGTGCCTTTAGGCCGATAATCATGTCCGCGATGGCCTTGGTGAAAACCTCGTTTTCCTCCTCCTTGGAGAGGCCGGGGTGCTGCGCCCGGTAATATCCCCGGTCGAATCCGGGGAGGCAGGCAACTTGCACCCAGCCGTATGCCCCGCTGAAAACGTCCACCACCTGCGGCTCCGTGATGATTTTCACCTCGCCGTTGCCCTCGAACGCGGTCTTGAGCATTTCAAACTGGCTTTCGCTGTCGTGGTTCGGCGTGCCTCGCATCACCACTACCGGGCAAACGTCCGAAAGCTCCCGCAGGAACTTCACCGCCGTCTGCTGCTCCTTGAGGCCCCGGTCACTCCATACCCGCGCCTGATGGAACACGTCGCCCGCGATTACCGCGATACCCGGCTTTTGTTCTCTGGCCCCCTCCACAAGCGCGTCGAGGCACTTGCAGATGTCGAGGTATCTCGCATTCTCCCCGTTCTTTTCCGGGCCTGGGAAATTCCCGATGTGAAGGTCGCCTGTATGTAAAATTCGCATCGCCATTACTGATTGCCCTCCATCTTGCGCTGGCAGTTCATGCAGAGCGTCCGCCCGAACTGCTCCTGACTGTACTTCACCACACCGTTACTGCACTTGGCCCCGCACTCTGTGCAAATAGTCGGGTCATAGTCCGGCGCGGCCTCTGCCGCCTGCTGCCGCCGCTGCTGTGCCTGTCTCGGGTGCTCCTCCGGCATCTCCCGGTAGGCCGCGTTCTCCGGCTCTGCAATCGGCTGACCGGGGGTCTCGTACTCCATGCCCTCCTCCACGTCGTCCTCGATGAAGATGGCCCGCCTCGCCTCCGAGACGTGCCCGCCGTAAATCTCCTGCGCCGAGGAGAAAAAGTGCTTCACGGCCTCCTGCTTCACCAGTTCGTTGTCGAGGTTCGGGACAAGGTAGGCCACCACAAACGGCTTGCGCAGCTCCTCGAGGGTGTACGTTCCCTTGATGTGCATGGCCGCTCGCAAGGCCCGGTTGATGGCCTTGGTCTCGCACATCTCCGAGCGGAACTTCAAAAACTCCTTGCGCTGGTTGTCCGTCATGCCCTCTGTAACGTCCTGCACGATGATTTCCTTGTGGGCCACGATTTCGATGTTCTCACCCGTGAGCTGCGGGACGGAAATGCGGGCCTCGAACTTCACGTCCTTGTTCGGGCAGGCCCCGCAATTCACCGGACGGCCAATGCCCTTGTTGACCTCCGCGCACTTCTGGCAGGTGGACGGCACGACAGGCCGGGTGTTCAAAATCTTGATTCCCGCCGCCCGCATGAGCTTGTTGAGGCCCTTTTTTGTGAGTGCCCATCCCTCCGGCTTCGCGGGGTGGAACTGCCCGTCCCGGCCCGTCCATTCCCGTGAGCCTTTCTCCTGCAAGTAGATTTCCTTGTCCTCCGGCTTGGTGGAAATCTGAACCACGTTCATCACCGGCTTGTGGATGTCGGCAATCTCTGCCACCGTCTGCATCGGTACGAGCAAATTAAACCGCTCCGCCGGGTACTGCTGCGTAATCTGCAATGCGTTGTGACCGCTGCCGGTCGTCGCCAAACTGTTCGCCATGTCAAATCCTCCTATTGCATTCGCTGGTTTCTTGTGCTACAATAGGGGTATCGGTTTTAGGACGGCTCACGTTTTCGGACGTGGGCTGTTCTTTTTTTACCCCAAATTGTTCGGTAAGCTCGTAAACGAGCTTTGTCAGCCTCGAAAATCGGTTGCCCCGGACGGTCTCTGCGATAAGCTGCGCCAGATACCACGGCTCCCGCCGCGCTCCGTCTGCGTCGCCCTCGCGGTCGATAATCCGCTTGAGCTTGTGCTCTGCGTAGGCTTTCGCACCGTCCCATTCCAGCGGGTCAATCGCCGTCCCGAGGTACTGCTCCGCCTGCTGCTGTAACGTCGCCTCCGTGCTGCTCGCCTCCTTTCGCGGCCCTCTGACCGTCCTCCTGTCCCTGCGCCTTGCAGTCACAAGCCTCGCCAAAGTCGAGGTGCGCCCCGCAGTACGGGCACTCGTTGAACTTCATCCGTGCTTTCCCTCCTCGAAAATCTTGTCGCACACCTGCTTGTGGATAACGAAAAATGCTCCGCAGAACAGGATACCAATCAGCAGCCACTCGCCTCCGACCGCGCTGTAGCCGCGCAGCCTGTAGGCCACCGGGACAAGGATGGCCGCCGCCACCGCCGCCTGCAGCCCCGCCGCCAGCAGCTCCACGGCGAAAAGCACCGTCCATGCCGCCGCCCTGCGGATGCCCTGTCTCTGTCTGCGCCGTCTCCTGCGCCTCGCCTCAACTCTCGTCATTGTCTCCGCCTCCTAACGGTAAAATCTGTGGTTTCCCTCTTGGAACAGGTACTCGAGGTTCCTGCTGTGCCAACTGTCGTTCTCGCAGCTCTCGAAGTACAAAGCCCCTTGGCTGCCGTCCCAGCCCGCGCTCACAAGGGCCAGCGCCTCCCGGCATCCCTCGTCCGGCTCCGTCGTGTAATACCTACCGCCCGGCTCCGTCACGGAAAACTGGTTCGGCTGGAATATGACCTCCTCGATGGTGTCGGGGAACTCGTCGCTCCACACCCGGTTGAGCACCACGAGCATCACCAGTGCCTTGCCCTCGACGCTCTCGCCCTCTGCCTCTGCCATTGCAATCTTCATCAGCCGCTCTGCGTCCTCTGCGCCCCAGTCCCGGCTCCCAATCTTGCTCTGGTATGTATTCTCCTCCGGCTCCGCCGTCGCCGCCGGGCCGGTCTCCGGCGCGGGGGTGGCCTCTGGTTCCGGGGTGACTATCGGGGCCGCCGTCGGTGTTACCGTCGGAATCGCCGTCACCTGCGGCTCATAAACGGCCTCCGGCAGGCTGGGGGGCGGTGTGCTCGTCCCTTGCGCGATTGTGCCAAACGCTGCTGTCATCATCACCGCCGCCGTCAAGCACGTTACGACAATCGGCGGGTATTTCCGTATCTTGTTCCTGTCCATATTTCCCGGCTGCGGCGGCTGCGTTGAATTGCCTCTGCGCCTGCTGCGCGATGCGCTGTAGAAGCCTCTCCACCTCGCTGGCCGTCTTTTTGCAGTAGTTGTCAGCTATCCGTATGCGGGTATTCCCGATATGGAAGTCCCTGACAACATTCGCCGCAACCATTTCGCACCTCCCTTAGTCGAATTTCCCTATCTTTGCCGCCTTTTCCAGTACGGCGAGGTTTTCGTCTGCCCTCCGGCGGAACTCGAGGAGCTTTTTCCGAATCTCCTCCAGCGTGTCCCATTCCCCGGCTGATACTGCCCCGTCCTCCATGATGAGCGATAACTGCTTCGTGACTTCTTCCATCTCGTAAACCGAGTTTTGGAGCCGTATCAAGGCTCGCTCTGCGGGCATCTCCGGTATCTCCCGGCAATCCTTTCCCAGCGGACACTCATTCACGCAGTACCAAGACCGCAGCTCCGGCTCGTTGTATGCGTCTGCCATCAGCGCGACCACGATGTTCGGCGGCCTCGTGATGTCCAGCTCGTACTTCTTGAGGCTGTCCTCCGTCACTCCGGGGAGGTATTCAATCGCCCCCGCCCTTGTCAAGAGCTTTTCGTTGTACTTTGCCGCCCGCATTCGGGCCTCGTAGTACCGATTGCCTACGGCTTTTGTAGCCTGCCTTGACATTTATTTTCGCCCCCTCTCGCGGTAGAATTATTACAGGTTCAGACAAGAGACTTGACGCGAACAGCGACACTCTTTCGTCTCTTTTTGCCCTCTGTGCCCCATTTTGGGGCGTTCCGGGGTAAAAAAATTTACTTCCGGCCTACGGGCATGGTGTTGTCGAAAATGTCGTCGCCGTAGTAGTTCAGCACTCGCTTAATCCGAAGTGCGAGCCGCAACGCGGGCTGCTTGTCTCCCGTCTCGATCTGCGCGTAGTGGCTGCGGCTCGTTCCCACCGCAGCACTGAACGTCTGCTGGGTGTAGCCGTTCGATTTCCGCAACTGCTGCAACTTCGCTCTCATGTTCTCGCTCCTTTCCTTGCGTGTGTCCCGTTTTGGGGTTCTGTAGAGCATTATAGTCCCTTTTTGGGGCAAAGTCAACCAATTTCAAGAACTTTTTTCGCAAACCCTTGATATTTGCCGATTTTAGGGGCAATTACTACACAAAACGGGGCAAAAATGCTATGATTAAATTTAACCGTGGAGGTGCTGTCTATGCAAAACTTTTCCAACCGTCTGATTTCCCTGCGCAAAGAGCGCGGCCTTACCCAAGAGGACTTGGCGAGGCTCATTCACAAAAAGCGTTCCACCGTCTCCGGGTACGAAACGGAGGGCAAGGAGCCTGACCTCGATACCGTCTGCTGGCTGGCCGATTACTTCGGCGTGTCCACGGACTACCTGCTGGGCTACTCCGACGAGCGCAACCACGTTGAGCAGGTCTTTTTCAACGACAAGGTGAACTTTGAGCGGCATTTCAAGAATATGCCCGCCGAGCTGCGCCCGGTCGTCTCCAAGTGCTTCGATAGCTTCTACCTGCTGCTGTCCCGCGATATGCAGCTCGCCCGGCCTGAACGCCTCCGGGTGTACGAGGAGCTGCTTCACACACTCCAATCCCAGCGGGCGGACATCCGCAAGGCAATCGAGGCCTCCGGCGGGGCCGTTACCGACCCCGTTGCCCTGTCTGACCTCATGGCTATGCAGAGCCAGCTCAAAAACTCCGTGGACGCTCTGCTGGATAAGCTCATGCAGGCCGATATGGAAATCGCGTTCAACATCAAGAAAGACGGAGCCGTCGAATACAAAAGCGGGTCGGCAATGTGATCTACGTGGACTTTCGCCCCTCCCGGTGAGGGGCGTTTCCTTTGGAGGTGAATCCCTATGCGCAAATACCCACCCCTGTCCTCCGCCGAGGAGTACTGTATGTACCTCCGCAAGTCCCGCGTAGACATCGAGGCCGAGGCCCACGGCGAGGGCGAAACGCTGGCCCGCCACGAAAAGCTCCTGCTGGAAGTCGCCCGGCGCGACCGGCTCAACGTCACCCAAATTTACCGGGAGGTCGTCTCCGGCGAGACCATCGCCTCCCGCCCCGTTATTCAGCACCTCCTCCAAGAGGTCGAGCAAGGCCGCTGGGCTGGCGTGCTCGTCGTCGAGGTGGAGCGTCTGGCCCGTGGCGACACCATCGACCAAGGCATCATGGCGCAGACGTTCAAGTATTCCGGCACCAAAATCGTCACCCCGCTCAAGGTCTACGACCCCAACAACGAGTACGACGAGGAGTATTTCGAGTTTGGCCTGTTCATGTCCCGCCGGGAGTATAAAACCATCAACCGCCGCTTGCAGCGGGGCCGCCTTGCCGCCGCCAAAGAGGGCAAGTGGGTCTCCGGGGTGGCCCCCTATGGCTACGAGAAAATCCGCGTGCCGAACGATAAGGGCTGGACGCTGCGCCCGGTCGAGGCCGAGGCCGATATTGTCCGCTTCATCTTCCGGCTCTACACCTCCGGCGAGGAGGGGGAGGGCGGCGAGGTGAAAAAGCTGGGGACGTACTCGCTTGCCGTGCGCCTCGACCGCATGGGCGTTACCCCTCCGGGCGGCGCGCCGTGTTGGAGCAGCACCACGATTCAGTCTATCCTCGAAAACCCCGTCTACATTGGCAAAATCCGCTGGAACGTCCACAAGACGAAAAAGCGCGTTATTGGCAGCTCCGTCCGGGTCGAGCACTACACCGCTCCCGAGGAGGAGCAGGTCTTTGTTGACGGCCTGCACCCGGCCATCGTTGACGAGGCCGTTTTCCTCGCGGCCCAAGAGCTGATTTCCCGGAAAGGGCCTCCGCCCGTCCAAGCCGCCAACACCGTCACCAACCCTCTGGCCGGGGTGCTCGTCTGCGGCAAATGCGGCCGCAGTATCGTCCTCCGGCCCAACGCATACGGCGGGCTGCTTATGTGCCCCAACCGCGCCTGCGATAACGTCGGCTCCAAGTACGACATCGTGGAGGAGCGTCTGCTGCAAGCCCTCGCCCAATGGCTGGAAGATTACCGCCTCGAGTGGTCTGAACGTCCTCCCTCCGAGGAGCAGGCCCTCATGGAGCTGAAAGCCAAGTCCATCCGCAAGGCCCAGTCCGAGGTGGAGACGCTTCAACGCCAGCTCGAGCGCACCCACGACCTCTTGGAGCAGGGGGTTTACGATACCGAGATGTTCCTCACCCGCTCCCGGTCTATCACCGGGCGCATCAACGCCGCCCAAGAGAGCATCGCCTCCCTCACTTCCGAGCTGGCCGAGGAGGAGGCCCGCGCCGCCTCCCGCCGGAACATCGTCCCCAAGGTCGAGAAGCTGCTGGAAGTCTACTCCGCACTCCCCTCCGCGCAGGCCAAGAACGATATGCTCAAGGGCGTGCTGGAAAAGGTCGAGTACACCAAGCTCCACCGCTCCGGCCGCAACGGGCCGTTCGACAACTTCGAGCTGCTGCTGTACCCCAAACTGCCGCCCTCCGGCCTCAGGGAATAACGGAAATAATTTAAAGCCGTCCATTTCGGGCGGCTTTTCTTTGTGATAACCTTGCAGGTGTGATTTGTATTTAAGTTTGCATATTGGATGGGATCTCCACAGTGGATCATCATCCCGTCCCCCACATAGATGCCACAGTGGGACACGCCCGCCGTGTCATAGGTGCCGACAAAGAACACCAGATCGCCGGGCTTTGGATTGCTGGTAGGGGTGCAGATGTTATAGAGCCCCTGGGCTCCCAGGCGGCCCACATTCCAGCCGCTGTGATTGATCACCCAGGACACGAAGCCGGAGCAGTCAAAGGACGTGGCCGGAGAGCTCCCGCCCCACACATAGGGATAGCCCAGGTATTTCTCCGCCTCGGTGAGCATGGCCGCAAAGGTTTCATCGTCCAGATATTCCCCCGGCACGTCATATTCGGCGGGCGGGTTGGTAACATATTTCCCCACATAGGCCGACTCCGGGAACAGGTCAGGCCGGTTCCCCAGGGTAGACATATAGAGGGAATACCGGGACATCTGCTCCTCGTTCATCATTTCCAGGGGCAGATGGGACAGGTTGCGGTTTTCCAGCGTTACATAACAAATATAGTAATTGTAGGGCACCTCTACCGTGTAGGAGTTGCCCTCGCTGTCCGTCCGGCTTTCCGTCCGATAGCGCACCTCCACCACCACATCCTCGGTGAGAATGTACTGGCGGTCAAAGAGGGTTTCCATCGTCCCCTGCACCTGATCCAGCGTCCATGCCCCCTCATGGAGCACAGACAGGATAGAGATCAGCACATAGGGATCGTGCTCAATGCTGTCCAAGTCGAAGTGGTACTCGTCATAGTCGTGGGTGCTTTCGTAGCTGTCCAGGTAGTCCTGGAGCTCCGCCTCCATACCGCAGTAGACCGCCTCCGCCGCCAGCATTTCCTCGTCCTGGGATGGGTAGGTAGTCGCGCCCACCGCGCCCGCCCCGGCGTTGCCAAGCGTCACCAGGGAGGACGAACAGGACTGCATCATAAAGAGCAGGAGCACACAGGCCAGGGCCAGCACCACCCCCACGGGATGCCGCTTCACAAAGCCTACCGCCTTTGCCCCGGCCTTTTCCGTGGCGGCGGCGGTCTTTTTGGCCGCGCTTGCCGCTCCCGTCTTTGCCGCCTCCCGCGCCCTCTTTTGATACTGCTTTTTCAAGCGGTGCTTGCGCCACATCCGGGAAACCGGGTTGCCGGACATTTCCGGGTGTTCCTGGGCGGCCATACGGAAGTGATAGTCCGCCGTGGCCTTGACATATTTGGACTCGGCCCGCTGGACGGCCTTTGCCGGGTGTTCCCGGACTTTCCGCTTCACAAACCGGGAGCCATGCCGCAGGGCGGCCTCGCCCACCAGCTCGGAGCGGTGGGCCCCCTCGGTGCCCACGTTCTCCTGCTC